GGCGGGGGGAGGCCCTGTTTCTGCTGGAGGAGCTTATTGGGTAGGGGAGAGAGGCCCAGAGGTATTTAGACCTAGCGCATCTGGAAGCATCTCACCAAATACGGGATCGGGCGGTCCTTCAAAGGTAACAGTTCAGATTATAAATGAAAGTGGGGGGGATAAATTGGAAGCTACTAAATCTGATATTCAATTTAAGCCTGATGAGTATATTATTTCTGTGGTATTGGACGCCGCTCAAAGGAATAAAATGGGCATGAGGGATGCCTTTGGTGGGGGTAGGTAATGGCAACTTGGCCAGATATTGGTCTTCCTTCTAAGATCGAAGAAGAATTATACAAACCCCAAGTTGAAACAGAGTTTGAAGCAAATTATTCCGCTGCTCGTGCCATTAGTTCTAGGGCCATACGCCGTTGGGGATTAAATTGGAAATCTATGTCTCAAACAGATTTAGATGCTCTGCAGGCTTTTTTCATAGCAAATATAGGGCTTTCTTTCGTTTGGACGAATCCAAGAAATTCCATCAATTATAATAATTGCAGATTTATTGGAAATAGTATTAAAGCTAGTAGCATAGGAATTAGTGGGGGAATTTACTATTGGGAAGTATCTTGTATTATCATGGAGTTATAATTGGCTCTTACTATCTCATCGGTAGCATTAGAGGAGAAGAATAAACTTTCTTCTGATGGTGTTTGGTATTTAGCTTTAAAAATTACTATCCCAGGTTTAGTTGATCCTATTCGATTAATTCGTAACAATGAAAATATAGAATGGCCTACTGGAAGTGGTATTAATTGGATAGCCTTCCCTTTTGAATTGGATGAAATAGGAGAGGAAAGCAAGGGAGAAGTTCCCCAAGTTGAATTAAAAGTTTCAAATATATCTAGAGTGATGGAACAATATTTACAAGATTATGATGCTTATATTAAACGTTATGGTTTTTCCCCCGTAGAAGTAAATATTTACGTTATCAATTCCAAAAATTTGGCTAGTGCGACCCCAGAAGTAGAATATTTGTTTGAATTAAAACAGCCCAAGACAAACTATCGGTGGGCAACGTTTGTTCTTGGTGCTTCTAATCCATTTAATAAAAGATTTCCCCAAAATAGAATATTGAAAAATCATTGTAGATTTAAGTTCAATACCCCAACGGGGTTGACACTATCTGGAAATCCTTATGTAGCAACCACTATCGCCATGACTGTGCCAAATAATGGAGTTTTAGTAGACTCAACTGGTGGATTCCTCGTAGCCGGTTTTACTTCCGGTCAATGGGTGTTCATATCTGGTTTTTCAAATCCGTATAATAATTTATGGTTCAAGATACTTACTATTGATGCTAGTAATATGGAGTTGGGCCAACCAGGAGGCGTAGATTCTCTTAGGCCTGTATCGGCTGTTGCGGAATCTGCCGGACCGACGATAAGCGTGCAGGGATACTCTGGTTCGCTTTCAAACGAAACAGTTAACCAATTATGTTATTACCAAGGTGGTACGAACGAATATCCATATATGACTTGTAATAAAACACTATCAGATTGTAGGTTGCGAAATAATTCTAGTAGATTTGGTGGATTTCCTGGAGTCGGATTAGGAGGAATTAGGCTTGGAATATAATATGGTAGAACTATCAAAATTTAGAGATCTGGTAGGAATTCCTTTTGTAGATGGAGGCAGAGATCCCAAGATAGGGTTGGATTGCTGGGGGCTTTGTATGGCAGTTCATCGTAAGTTGGGAAGAGAGTTTCCGGATTTTCCTATAGCTTGTAATGCTAGTCTTGCTATAGCTTCTACAGTATCTGACGAGATAAAATCTAGATGGAAACCAGTGAAATACCCGTCTCAGGGAGATTTGATAGGATTTTCCCTAGATCCAGAACTTCCCGAGGGAGTGCAGCATTTGGGGGTATATCTTGGAAATGGGGTAGTAATTCATACCCTTCGCAAAAGAAATTCCCATTTGATTAGGCTATCTGATTCTTTTTACGCTAAGAAAATCAGGGGGTTTTACTCTTGGATAAGTTGACTTTAACATTTGTAAAGAATCCTTTTGACCCCCTAAACTCTCGTGAGATTATGTTGATAGAAGAGGGACTTTCCATTCGGGAAATGGTAAAAGAGTATTATCCAGTAATTTATGAGGGATATGATATAGCTGTATCTTTGGACGGTAATATAATTTCCGATGAAAATAAATTGGATTTAATTCCAAAGGTGGGAACTTCTGTAGCTATATGTGCTGTTCCTAGGGGGGGTGATGGGAAGAATCCATTAGCTATTGTGGCTATGATTGCTTTAATGGTAGTAGCAATAGTTACGGTGCAACCGGAGTTAGCTGGATATGCCACATCTTTGGGTATGGTGGGAGCAACAGCAGGTTCATTATCTACTGGTGGATTACTTATGGTAGGTATAGGTACCGCAGCTTTTATGACCGTAGGAGGAATGCTAATAAACTCAGTTTTCCCCGCTTCTATGCCAGATTTGTCAATGGGTGATATTAATTCTTCCGCAACATATAGTTGGATTCCTGGGGCTAATGCTTTATATGAGGGAGGTGCACTCCCTGAAATGTTTGGGACTCATAGAGTTGTCCCCCCACTTATTTCTCATTTTATTGAAATTGTTGGAAATAAACAATATTTAAATTTATTATTCGCCGTAGCAGGTCATCAGGTAGATAGTATTTCTGATGTTCGAATAAATGAAATAGACTCTAATAATTTCGTGGGAATTTTAATAGAAACTAGATTAGGAACGATTTTTCAAGGCGTTATCCCTTTTTTCGGGGATTCTCGTTATGATCACTCTGTAAGCGTAAGGTTACAAGACCCCGTTACAATTAATATTACTGGTTGTTCTGGTGATGGAAATACCATGACTATTACAGCTGCGAATCATGGATTTTTTAATGGACAATTTGTCGATATAGTTGACGTTGGAGGAATTGATAATATTAATAATTTTACTTTTCAAATTAGTAATGTAACTAATGATACTTTTGATATATTTTGGGAAGATAATGGTTATCTATCAATGACCGGTTCTTATTCTGGTGGCGGAACGGCTACTAATGGCTGGATTGTTCGGACTACTGATGGAAATGTGGTTGAAGGTTTGGGAGTAGGAATTGTTTTTCCTGCAGGATTATTTTATGCTAATGATGGGGGTGGATTATCTCCTCAAACAATTAGGTTATTTATAGAATACAGGGTAAGTGGTGCCGGCAATGCTTGGAATAGATTACAAACTGCAGAATATGCCACCACTGTAATTGATACTGGTGCAAGATGGTCTGCCGGACGTTGGGATACTGTAGAGGGCATGATAGGTCTTCAATGGTTTGAAATAGAGGCTGGATCAAATGTTATAACAGACCATTATGACGGAGAGCCGTATCCATTTGATGTATGGGCAGAATATGGGGAAGGAACGCATTTTATAGGAGAATGGCGGTGGATAATTTTCGGCAATTTTATAAATGTTGTTAGTTTAATCTATCAAAATTATGTGGAAATAACGGGGGGCCAAATAGAACCCCTACGAAAAATGTTTTTTAAGGATCTACTAGATGCAAATTCATATGATGTTAGGATGCGTCTAGCAGTCGCCTCTCCGTCTGGTTCTAGATATGGTAATGATATTATGTTCGAATCAATACAAGAGATAACATACGATGCTTTTAAATATCCAGGTACGGCTTTATTAGCAATTCGTGCTCTTGCTACTGATCAGCTTTCTGGCGGAATGCCTAAGATTGATTGTTTGGTGACTAGGAGCACTGTTCCTGTATGGACTGGGGCGGCATATGTTTTGAAATCGGCCTCAAACCCTGCTTGGGTATCTTATCATTCGCTTCATAGGGCAATGCCGATAGAGGAGCCTCCTGTTGGAGCATGGGTCACCGTAAGCATGGTTGCCGGATTGGAGGGATCCAATAGTCTGCTCGACTCTGCTTCCCAGTTTCTTATTCGTTTGCCGAATTTGGTTGCCGGGCATTCCATCCAAGTGTCGGGTTTCACGAATTCAGTGAATAACGACACTTTCTTTGTGCTAAGCGTAAGCGCAGGGACCATCACGGTAGATTATCCTCCTTATGGAATAGTAGATGAGGCTGCGGGGAATGACATAACAATAATTGATTTGGGAGTTATTTAGCATGACTATTAAAGATATAAGGCGGGTTTCATCATAATGGCAATCACGGGGTATAAGAGTGAAGGTGTTCCAGCATCTAGAATTGATCTGGCTGCGTTTCAAGCATGGGCAGATTGGTGTATTGATATTTCAGAGGGAGCAGCACCTACTCCAATTCCTTTAGAATCTCATATTTATTTTGATACTGCATTCTCTCTTCGTAAAGCATTGGATATGGTTTCCTTGAATGGAAGGGGGACTATCGTTCAATTAGGTTCCAAGTTTACGGTGATTATTGATAAAGTAGAAGAAATAGCTGTTCAGAGATTTTTATTTACTATGGGAAATATCAAAAAAGATTCTTTTGCGGAAGAATTTTTACCGATGGGCGATAGGGCAAATGCTGTAGCTATAACTTATTTTGATAGAGAAATGGATTATATTCGTCAAACAGTAGAAGTTTATTCCGACGATTTTGATACTTCTGATAAAGAAATTAATAAAACGTCAATAATTCTTTATGGTTGTACGAGCAGATACCAAGCAACAGACCATGGTTCATTTTTAATAAAGTGTAACCGTTATGTCACGGTGACAGTCTCTTTCGATGCAGATGTAGATGCCATCGCTTGTCGTCCAGGGGATATAATAGATGTTGCTCATGACGTTCCCAATTGGGGTCAAAGTGGTAGGGTAGTATCCGCCACTGTAAATACAATTACTCTGGATAAAGAAGTAGCAATTGATTCTTCTTTTCAATATATGGTAGGTATAAAACATATTGACGATGATTCTAGAGAAGAGATTGAAGTTGATGCTGCTACGATGGGAACAGGAAATTACTCTGTATTACAAATTCTAACAAATTGGGTCAAAACCCCCGCATCTAACGCTTTATATTATTTTGGGAAAATTGATCAATTAACTAAGGCTGTTAGAATATTGAGGATTTCTAGATCATCTGATCAACGTAGGAAACTTTCTGGAGTAGAATACGTCCCAGAGGTTTATACAAGATCAGGATCTGTAGTTACTCCTGTTCTTCCGGCAGCGCAATCTCAAGCATGTGTTGGATTGTCTGCTACAGAAATATGGAGTGGAGGAACAATTTCTTCAGTTTCTCTTTTATGGAGAGGTTTCGCATTAACTTGGTATGTATATAGAAGTAGTGGCGTTTCTTGGATTTTATTAGGAACTACCAATGGATTGAATTACACCGACTCTGGTTTATCTTATGGTATGAATTACACTTTCTCCGTTTCTCCTACGGCGAATCCAAATGATGCTAATGCAGATCAAGTAACCGTAAATGTTTCTGGAGCTAACGTAAAAATTGAAGTTGTAGATTCCATAGGAATGGTAGATGGTACTATTAAAGTTCAGAATTATAATAGAAGAATAATGGAATTACTGGAAGCTGACGATTATGGGAAGGGGGGTACGCATAAGAGGAGACTTTCAGAATCTATAGGAATTACTGATGCTATTATTAAAGTTCAGAATTATAATAGAAGAATTTCTGAATCCCCTGGTGTATTGGATTCCTCAGTATCTGGATTCGTTCTATTTATCGTTACTAGTGATATAGCAGGAGTAACGGATTCGCTAGCAATTAAAATAATACAAGGTAGAATAATAAGTGAATCATTGGGTATACCAGATTCCTTGGTTTCTGGGCTGGTTCCGTCTACTGTCGTAGGAGATTCTATAGGAGTATCAGATTCTTTAGCAATCGTAATAATTTAGGATAGAAATATTAGTGATCTCTTGTTGCTGAAGAATAAATTTCAGTGATGACCCCGGAGGTTTCTATGACCCTGTCCCTTAATGCCGCCCGTGGGGGGTAAGGTAGATGGCTACCGAGCGTATCTATCCTGCAAGTGATGTAACAACCAACTGGAATGGATGGTCTGCCCCTCCGCATTGGTCGCGTGTAGACGATGCTTATGGATCGGAAACGGAGGCGGATGGAGGGCTTGCCGGGGACAACAACTCCGTAGAAGAATTCACCATGGCGAATGTATCCGTCATGGGGGCATCAGATACCGCAACCGGGATAGGTATTTATATATGGTCGAAAAGCGAAAGCAGCACAGAGTCGATAGATGTTCAATATTCCATCGACAACGGGTCTAACTGGTCCTCCGTTGTAAACGTAGTAGTTAATCAAACGAGTTACGCCTATGGAATAGCGTCGTGGTCCGGCCTGTCTCTGACTCAATCGCAGATCAACGCGATGAACATACGGCTTACATGCCCGAATGAGAATGTCGATTGGGTCTATACCTCCGCAGTTTCGGTTCTGGTGACTTATACGGCGGGCGGAACTAATTTTACCAGAGAATTAGCAAAT